GTCGAGATGAAGACCCGGAGACAGTTTGGCATGTTTGCCGACAGGTGTATTGGCATTTTGAACATTACCTCAACCACTTTACATCTCTCGATCCAGATTCTATAAAGAAGTATCAATCCAGTGTCACTATTTTGTTTGTTGCATCCCATATATTGGATGAGTTTCATAAGTCTTTGGATGATAAATATATGCGAGTTGATTTATATTCAGAGGATGATGATATGATTTCTAATAGTGAGTGCTCTGCGCTGGAACCACAAGGACCTATTTCTTATGTTTTTAATAAGATTGCTTCTTCAGAGTTATCGCCCTTACAAGTTATAACGTGTAACGGGTTGGTTGCTTTGTGGAGGACCAACAATAAGGAGATGTTTTTGGGTGGTATTTCTACACTGTATCAAACATGTGCTTTTTCAACTGCATCTAAAATGCACACTCGTGTTATGCACGATATTTATGTCTTGTCTATCCCTTCGCATGTGCGTAAGATTGTTTCAGCAATAGATTATACAGTTTCAGCAAGTATGTGTGCATATTTGGTTTATAAATTAGTTAAGACCGATGCTGTTGAGTCACAAGCTGAGAATGTGTGGGCAACGACAGATGATTTTAACGATTATTTTTCCGTTCCAACCACTAGCAAGAAGGGCAATCGAGACGAGTTGATTTCTATTATTAATCGTTCTATGGTGCAAGTTGTTGTTAAAGATGGTGATAGAACACATAGTGCATACGCATTTCATTTGAGAGATTCTCAGTATGTTACAGTTGGTCATATTTTTAAACCTGGTTTGGACAAGTGGGTCTGTCAGGCACAACTTGTTAAAGGCGAAGGTATTACTAAGCCTCATCAGAATTTTGTTTTGACACCATCAACTTTGCACTTCCTGGACAATGATGTAGCTTTATTTGAGGCTCCGTTACTGCCTAGGAAAAGTCTGGTTAATTTTTTGCCTCCAAATGATGTGGATAAGGCAGCGCGAGTTAGTTGCATAATTAATCCAAGTATGGAGGTGCCTGGTGTTGCTAATATGAGGTCTTTTTCTTCGTGTTCTTACCGGTCTGACCATGGTGATAATATAACTGGATCTTTTATGAAAGGTGTGCGTGCTGATGCTAAGCCTGTTCGAGGAGATTGTGGTAGTATTTTAATCTCACTTATTGGTGAAAAATGGGCAATTACAGGAATTCATTGTGCTGGTTCACCACCTAATACTGGAGCACAAGTTTTGATAGCGACTCAGTTGTCACAAACTATGTTTTCTGATATTCCACCACTTATTCCTTTGAGTGATCCTCATGATGATAAGGAATTTGCCCCTGGGTCATCTAACAGTGGTCCTTTGGGTAAGGTCTATAGAAAAGGTGTCCATATGTGGACGCCAGCGTGTTGTGAAGTTATAGGCTCATATCCGCGGGGTGTTACGATGAAGTCGCGTGTCGAAAAGACTGTCATTTGTGACAAGGTAATGGAAGTATGTTCTGTTAGCCCTAGTGTTACTAAACCTGTGATGGAGGCTATTCAAGCCTCAGATGGTACGTGGCTTAACCCATATACTATTGCAACAGAACAACAAGGCATGGTTTCAGGTTTATTTCCTGCTTCTGAAGTTAAGGAGTGTGCTGAGCATTATGTTGCTGATATGTTGCGTCATGGTGATGATTGGTTGCGGAATATGAGAACTCTTACGACTGAGGAAGCCATTAACGGAGTCGAAGATAACCCGCATATCAATCGCATTGTTATGAAGACGTCTGGTGGCTTCAATTTTCCCGGCAAGAAGATTAAGCATTTTTCACTTTTAGACAACGGAGTGTGGGTTGCCGACAATGAGGTGTTGGCAGCTATTGGCTCGTTGGAAGAAGCTTACTCCATGGGCTTTAGAGCCCGCCCAGTGTTTAATGCTACCATCAAGGATGAACCGATTAGCCTTAAAAAAGCTGCTCTTGGGAAATCTCGAATATTCACCTCGTGTGCTGTCCACATGACTATTGTTGTGCGTAAACAGTACATGTACGTGTGTTCTGCTATAGAAGATAACAATTTTCTTACAGAGTGTGCTGTTTCCATGAATCATTTGACGAGCTGGGGTGACATTTATAAGTATGTCACTTTTCATGGTCTTGATCGCATCATAGCAGGAGATTTTGGCAATTACGATAAGGGAATGCCACCAATATTTATATTGATGGCGTTCTACGTGCTAGATAAGTTGCGTAGCACACATGAGGAATTGTCAGATAGAGATCGTTCAATATCTCGCGGTATTGCTACTGATATAGCATTTCCTATGGTGAATATGAATAAGGAATTAATTCAGTTTTATGGAGGAAACCCATCGGGACACCCTTTGACTAGTATAGTTAACTCCTTAGCTAATTCACTTTTTATGCGTTTTGCGTATAGGAAACTTGGATATCATCTTAGTACGTTCGTCTTAAATGTCAGATTGATGACGTATGGGGATGATAACGTCATGGGTTCAAAGCTGGATGGTTTCAATCACACTGCCATTCAACAAGTGTTGGAAGACCATGGTGTCACTTTTACTATGTCAGATAAGGGTGCAGAGAGTAAACCTTTTTGCCATATAAGTGAAGTCGACTTCCTTAAGAGACGATTTGTGTCGTTGAACGATCGTATAGTGTCACCTCTTGACGAAAAGAGTATTTTCAAGAGCTTGTGTTATTGGGTACGCAAAGACACCATTGAGTCTCCGCAGCAGGTGGCTCAGTCGTATGCTGCGGCTAGGCGTGAGTGGTGTTTGTATGGGCGAGAACATTTCGACATGCGTGTCGCCCAGATGGATCAAGTTTTATCTGGGCCTATTGGAGATGAGATACGATGTCATTATACTATTCAAAACACTATGTCTTTTGATGACACCTGGGAATTTTTGTTCTCAGATGATTATCTTGATGATAAAGCTAGAGAGGAGCACGACTTAGTCTTGAGAGACTTGGTTGCTGCTGCTAGCTT